ATGAGGTACTTCTACATTAAGAAAGGCAAGCAATATCTTCACATCCAGCAATCACTTTTTGAAGATTTTCAGGACTATTCAGATATAAACGGAATGATCACCCAGCAGTATGTCTTTTTAGATACCAAAGATGAGGCCATAAAATTTTTAGAAAAAAGAGAAGTCGATAGATTTATGGTGACACGAGGTAGAAAGTTGAAAGGTGTGGAGATTGTGAGGGAGTGACGTTTAGTTGACAAATCTCAAAATTAGCCAGAAATCTTGGTTGACAAATCTAAGATTTAGCCATAACCGCTAAAATTCACCCTTGAATGCACTGCAAGCAAACACTGATTGAGACGTTTGTTTTAATTGAATGCGCTGAGCAGCTGGGCAAAACACAAACAATAAAAACGCTCAGAATCAAAGTAGATAATGAGCGCTTACAATTGAAAGTTACTTTTTTAGAAATAATTCAGCCTCCGCAGCACGACGGCGAACCAAACCTTTTAAGACCTTGCCTCCACCCTTGTTCCAGAATTTAAACTGATCAGCCGCGCCAACATAATCACCAGCATTCAACTTTTTAACCAAGGTTGATTCTTTAAATCCTGTTTCGCCAATGTTGTAGGCCAATGAAACAAGCGCATCAAATTGATTTTGATTAATGGCAACATTAACAGAGCTGTTCACAGCACGTTCAAAGCGTTTTAGATCAAAAGCGAAATATGCTTTAGCTTGATCAAGTGTGCAAATATCACCTTTTTTTACTTTGATGCCATTCGGGTAAACCGTTGTACCAAAGCCAATTGTCCAAACTCCTACGCCATCGTTATAAGCATTGAGTCTTAAATCTTCGAAACTGGTGATTAGATCAATACCGACACGGCTAGTTGCCTTCTCTTGATCTGGCAATAGACCATCTACAACTTTGTTAAGCTCATCAACTTGGGTTTGTGTAAGCTTACCGCCTGCAATGATTCGTGCAGCATCGAAAAATGGTTTAAGGCTCATTGCGGTTCAACCTCTTCTCAATCAAATTGCTGACAAAGTGAGTGCCCATGTAGCCAATACCCGAAGCAATACCCACAGAAACAATCTGAGGAATATTAAGCCACTCTAAAAGCGACCAAACACCAACCGAGAACAAACCACACATAATAGATTCAGCCCAGTCGGCCTTACCTAGTTTTTTCTTAGTGCGTAAATAAGACATAATGAACCCCATAAAAAATGAAGTGATTGCTGTACCAAAAGTTTGTAGAAACTCTTGAATTAATTTCCATAGCTCCATGAGCACCCCTATCTTGTTGGTAATAAAAAACCCTGAACTTATTAAAGGACAGGGTTTGTATTGGTTGATTGGGTAATTAAATGATTGAAAAATCATTTGCTGTTTTTACAATGCACTTTTGATCTTTCATCATGAATGTAGAGTCATAGTTTACTGGCTGCAATGCTGTTTGAACTGAATAACCACCACGCCATTTGTATGATTGTCCGTTCGACAATGGCGCATCAATTGGTGCACTTACTGTTCCGGCTACGATTGCAGAGTAAAACTTTGTGTTAGAAGCCCCGCCACCGCGTAGCAACGGAGCTGCGATAGAAACATACCTCCCATCCCCAGCTTCATAATTGCGATCAGTCCACATTGTCAGCTGACCGTTAGTGTGCTGAAGAATCAGAGAAAAAGTCTTAGGCCATGCATCTTTCCTTCCACTGTTAAGTGTTGAGTTGAAAGCAACACGCCCCGTATTCTGACCTCCAGCAATAAGTTGTGTTCCTTGAAATCCTCCCGTGTAGAGCTGCAAGCCGTTATCTTGCTCAATAACAATATCTTCCAGAGCTTTGTTCTCACAAGTAACATTAATTCCTGTTGCATTAATCTCTACATTAAAAGTTTGCTGAACAATATATCTATTTAGAGTAATTGTGTTGTAGCCCATTATCTCATTAACAACTAATAAGCTTATTTTTGATGCATAACCAGTTTTAGCAATTCCTGATTGTAGGCTTTGGTTGTCGACATTTACTTGGTAGAGAATATTTCTAGCTGTTTGGCTACCACCTTCACCACCTGAGCTGCCATGGTTTCCACCAGTATATATTTTTGCACCGCTGTCACCGTTATTCACGGCTCTTACTTGCAAAGGTGGGAGGTAATCAGTGGTTGTTTCACTGATAACTACATATGAAGGAGTATCTTGCAGTGGGCTACGTTCAATCTTTTTAATATTTGGTAGACCATTAAAGCCATTATTACCAAAAGTTAGTCGATATAAATATGCACCACTTTGATATGAAACCGAAACATCGTTGCTTGTGTTAACTGAGTATTGAACACCCACACCGCCTGTGATATTTACATTTACTGGTAGGTCGTACTCATAACAACTTGGGTCTATAATCCAAGAGCGGCCATTTGTTCCATTATTCATGGCATCAATAGGTGTTTCCAAGGCAGGCAACTTGGCAGTGTCCAATGTAATATAAATTTGAAAGTTTGCCCTTGTTGCAGACTGAACTTTAACTGTTTGGATAGTACCGTCTCGCTTAATATCAGGGGCTGCATGAGTGTAATCAATCACTCGAACAATACTATTATTTGCTGTTTCATAGTTCAGTTGGTCAATTTCCTCAATTACCCACCCATCGAGCGCCCCAGAAATACTTGTGTTGCTATTTTTAAAGTAGGCTAATCGGTAATACTTGCCTTGTACTGCATTTATTATTCGGATTTTTAAAATTGAATCATTGAATGGAATATTTGCTGGTGATAAAACCCCATTTCTTGTTGCAACTTTTAGAGGGTAATTCTTTCCAACGTTTAATTTGATTGAGTCGTAAGGAGCTGTAGCTCCACTTAAGTCTAGCGGCACATAGCAATTAGGATGAATCACATAAGACCATTGAGGTCGCGTATTGCTTGATCCTGCATCAACAACCGTACCTGCAGGTGGCATCTTCGAGGTATCAATAGTAATCACAAATCTTAGATTTGTTCGTAATACTGGCGTGATGACAAATGTATAAATCTTACCATCAAGTACATAGTCACATTTTTGTGCACTCGAATAATGGTGAATCTGGCTGCGCTCTGATGCGGTTGCGAAAGTAGATTTCTTAAACTCGCTAATTGTTATACCGTAACCTGCGCTTCCACCTGCTACAGCACCATTCTGCAAGTATTCAATTTTAAAGTACTTATCTTTTATTGATGCATCATCACCAATCACACGAACATCAAGAAATGAACTATTGTATGTTGTTGAGTTCCCACTTGTAATTCCATCTCGAACAAGACCAAGCAATGGGTAGTCTTTGTTACTATTTACTCGAATTGCATCAAGTGAAACAGATAGAGCATCTGTATAGGCTTTGGATTGAGTTAGTGGGTCATAGTCAGACTTAGTGAAGTTGGTTCCATCCCACTGGTAATCACCATCTTTTGAAGAATCTGGGTCATTAGTAACTTTTGCTATTGAGTTAATAGGTATGTTTGCTTTGTCTGCAACCATGGCAGCATATGTTTTATAACCCTTTCCAGAACCACCACCAAGGCTATTAACTTGGGTTTGCAGACCAGCTTCAACACCAGTCGCCCGTGTAACCTCATTTGTGATAGATGTGCGTAACGCTTGCTCAGCATTTAAAGCACGGTCAGTTTCAGCAGTAACAGATTGGCGATTATCTGAAAGCTGTTGATAGATAATCTCAAGGTGTGTTTGAACGCTTTTATTATCCAGAGCAAATACAATGCCTGCTGTTACACCGCCAAAAATATTCGGGTTAGTTGCTGCAATATATGTATCTACATAACCTTTTAAACCTGTGAAAATTTGAGAATCTCGCATTTTTGCAAGTTCATCAAAATTTGCATCATGGGTGCGGCGCCATTCGATTTCTTGTTTTAAGCGTGAAGCCAATTCCGCATCAATCATATGCTGTTCTTGCAGAATATGAATAATTTTGTCAAAGTCGTAATTTACAGCCTCAGGACGAAACGAGTTATCATACGTTTTATAATCTGTATCACGATCAATTACAGTGTCACGATACAACTCGACTTGATCACCATTTATTGGTGCTTGAGCAAACACAACTTTCATTGCGTTTAGGTCAACTGTGTAAGTACTGCTTTGTGGAATTTCCTTGTTCAAGGTAACAACGAGATACCCTATATCGTGCAAATCAAAGGTAATCGGGAACTCTGTTGCAATTCCGTTAGCCACATAGCCAACATAAGGTATCTGTTCTGGTGCTGACATTGCGTCACTCCTAACTAAAGTCCATAGTGGCTTCAAAAACGCCACTTTCTGGCCTCCAATTAGGTGACTCGTTTGATTCTATTCCGTTGTGTATCTTACCTACACGCTCAGGTGCGGATACGATTGCACCAGAAAGTGAGTCCAAATAGTCATCTGGTTGACTTGATATAGCTGGATTCCATTCACGCATCTGTTTTACTTGCGCCGTGTCCTCTGTCTCTCCCCCTTCTTTCTCTATCCAAAGAACTGATACATGCGCCCATAACATGCCCGATAACAAAGGCGACTCGATACCTTCAAGAATCCGTTTATTCTTATTTTCCGTGCTGTGCTTTTCTTCTACCACACATCTAATACGGCGTTTCTTCAATGCGCCTTTAAGCGAATCAGGCGCAAAGCCGCCTATCCCGTTAGTCTCAATTACGACTTTGGGTAGTTTAAATTCTTCGATAATGTCGCAAAGCTGCCAAACTTGACCACCTACAATCTCACCCCCTTCATTGGTTACGGTCACAGGGCCAGTAAGAGGTATTGCTCTATGCCAGTACTTATTGCCATATTCATCATGGAAAATAAGCGCCGTGGATGATATGTCTGATTTAAGCTTGCCCGATGATGGGTCCCATCGGAAAGATGCACCAACAAGGCGGCGGTCACCAAGGGTTAAAACATATTCCTTGTTTGCCCGTTTAAGTACTGGTTCACAGTCATAAGGGATAATCTTGTCTGGGTCTAAACGCACATCCCCAACAGGCTTAGCGTGCATTTGATACTGTGAATCCCATTCATTTAGGGTTTTACACTCTTCTCGTCTAAACTCCATTTCTTCAGGTGTGAATCGCTCTTCCCATAAACCTACAGAATAAAAGTCTATTAAATTGTAAGATTCAAGGAGTGTCACTTCCCACAAATCATCATTTATCTTTTTATATGTATAGCTCTTATCTTTATGCAGGTATTTAGAGCCCACCCCTATGCCTGAAAATGAATGTATTGGCTCAAAATCTAAAGTGATTTTTTGACCAACCATTCCACCTTCGACACGGCGTTCATGGTCAAACATTTTCATTATCAAGGTTGATACTTTTCTTTGTTTTTTGATTTTTTCATAGAGTGAATCATGGGTGTGTGGTGTGCCAATCCACAGCTTTTTCCCCCCAGGTATTGCGATATGTGTTTGCTCTGAAAGTTTTAACGGTAATTTCTCTCTCGCTTCAGGTGTACCCGTGGTTTGAGGTGTTTCCACATCATCGTTTTGAATGAAATGCGCGCGGTGACCAGTTACACCAGATAAAATGCCCTTAGATAGCATCGTCCCATATTGAATATCGTTTGTGCCATTTACAAACCAGCGCTCGACCTCACCCTGTTTAATCCCAACCGACAAATTATTAATACATAGAGGGTGACGTGCTAATACATCTCTGGTTCCTCGGCTGCATTTGTGCGCGTCTGGATCGGTGGTGCCTTGGTGAAGTATTTGAGTTTTAGGCCAGCAATAAACAACCCAAGCATTAAACACCAATAGGATGCTTGATTTCGAATGACCGCGCGGAAGCATGAGCAAGCCTGTGCGCCCATTCAGATAGAATTTCTCTAGGAAGATACAAACTTGAACGTGAAAACCCGGTACTTTCCAGCCTTGCAGTTCTGCCCAAAGAATAAAAAATGCTAAAAAGCTTATCTTTGGTTTAGTCATTAACTGTATTTAGCTGCCAGTTTCGCGGCTTCTTCTTCGGCCTTTCTAATTAAATTCTGTTCGTGTTTTTCTTGGGTTTCTGGTGTCGCGCTGATTGGTAAAGTTTTACCCTCTTTGATTGCTATAATGCGCTCAAGTGCCGCCATTACAGCTGCTTGGTCTTTCACAATCTTGTACATAAACCCTTTATCACCACGGGCCTGTTTGCTTACCACGCCTATCTCTAAAGCAACGGCGGCGGTATCAATCATGTCGTCCGCTATTTCTTCGGATAGTTTCTTAATTCGTTCCGCTTGATCATCACGCATAAAAAAGCCCTCGCATAATTTTTAATAATGCAAAGGCTTAGGTGTTGGTGGGTTGGGTGTTATTTATTATTGAACAACTCTTTCAAAATCTGGCGCTTGAATATCATCAATATCATCTCCCCACCATTGAGTGCGCCCCTGTTGTCGTTGTGCTTTTCTTAAAAGTTTCTCGCGGTAACCCGGTGCGATACTGTCTTGAATTTCGTCAAAGAATAACTTGTTTACTGCGGCTTTTGTGTACCATAAATTTTGTGCTGGAACTTTATTCTTAATCACCTTGAAAGCTTCGTTTGCTGCATTTGTGTCTTTACCGTCATACCACTGATTTAGATTTCCCACAGTCAAGCCTAAGGCGGTTTGTACATCACCTCCAGCTGGGCCAGTCAGAAAATTAGCCACACCTTTTCCAGTTGGGTCTACGCCAGCCGCAACAATATCCCCTAAAACTGATAAACCACCTCCTTGTACAACTGAGCGAGTAAAAAACTTAGTTGTGTTGCTATGGTTGTCACTGTCCCACATAATTTGCGGATCATTACCGTTTGCCAGTTCTTTGAGTTGCACAACCAATGCACCAAGAATCGTGGTCATAAAGAATAATGACATGCCATAGGCCGCTTTTCCTTTAAGACCATCTTGAGCCATTGTTCGGCTACCGTGGCGCATCAGAAACGCCGCAGGGAATGATTTAAACTGAGTCATTGAACGCCAGATTTCCCCCATTGCCGTGCCTTTCTTTGTGCCAGCGGTTAGCCATGTACGTTCGCGCAATCCTGCCTCAATAACCGCCATGCCCTGTTCATCTAAAATGTGAGTCTGGAACTGCGTTGCAACCTCATCACGAACTTTTTTAGGATCACCAAAAGCCATCAGTTTGCTATCAGGAATTTCGTAAATCGATCTTGCAGACATGAGTTTATTGCCCTTCCGATCTACTACAGGGTCGGCAAGGCGCATCACTTCCCAAGCTCGTTCGCTTAGCCCTGTGGCCTCCATAACTTCCCGATCTCGAATATCTAAATCATTCCATGCTTTTGATCGGCTAAGCTCTCCATATTTAGACATTAGAATTTTAGAGAAACCCGTTTTTGATGCAGCCGTTAAAGCATTCAAAAGTGAAATTCTCATGACTTGAGCTGCAATGCCATTTGATGCTTTGGCAATTTTTTCAGATTTTCCATATACAGCTGTTAGTCCATCATCCGACCAGCGATTAATAGAACCTAGCATCTCTTCCGTGGCTAAACCAAGGCTGCGTGCTAGCTCTCTATCTTCTTTATTTTTCGGGTTAAATTGCGTGACTAATTCACCAAAGGTTTTCCAGTAAGAAATACCATGCACAGAAGCCGTTTTAGCAATCATTGCCTGATCTGTAACGGATGTAATTGTAGTGCCGCCTAACATTGCCGCCACATTGATAGAGCGATATGCAAGTCCGAGATTTGCCAGCACTTGGTATTGTGGCGTATTCCCATTGATAAACTCATCAAACATCATTGCAGCTCGTTTTAAACTAGAATCGGCATCACTTGCTAAAATTCCGTTTGCTGTGTCCTTGTGTCTTGCTGCATCAGAAAGCACTTTCATAGCCATTCTAGGGTTACTTCCTAGTGATTCAACCATGGCAATATCTTTTGACATTGAGGTGATATGAGCCTCAATTAAATCAGTAAATTGCATGCCACCATATTTGCTTTGGTAGTCCATCCAAGTATCAGCATCTTTAAAATGCAATACACGACTCTCACTGTGCTTATTCGTGGTTTTTGATGTGCCTTGATGAGATGCTTTGCCAACTTGAGTTTTATTTGCCCCATCCATTATGATCGTGTCAAAGGCATAATTTAATAAGTCCCTTACTTGATCATCCGTATAGAGCGAACCATCTTCATTGACGTACTTGTTACGATCAATACTTTGGGTTGCATCATCTACCCATTGTTGCTTCCCTGCTACTGCCATTTTTTCCGCGCTATGTGTCTGCGGAATACCCCAATCGTCAAGCTTGCCTATGTCGCCACCATTACGGTTGAAACGTTCTCGCATTCCTTCAAATACATCACCCATCTTGTCAGATATTTTTTTCGCCAATGCATCGCCAGAACTTTGACCAAAACGCTCTTGCACAACGTTACGCACAAGATTCTGATCTACAAATAACCCCAAACCGCCTTTAACATTGGTAAAGAAATCAACCAACTCACCACGGTAAATTGCTGCTATTGATCTGGCTTTTGAGCTTACAGATTGAACGCCAGACATATCACCATGAGCCGCAACCATACGATCTACAACTTCACTTGCTGATAATGTAGAGTGATCAAGTGCAGCAATATTTTTATTTTGGGTTAGAACATCACTCACGGCTATTTCTTTCTTGCGTTGCAGTTGGGCCTTAATATCAATTGCAACTTGTGTGGCTGCTTCTCGTAGTTTTTCAGCATCACTTAAATTATGCCAACGCGCACGATCTTTACGCGCTATATTCTTTTTAGCCTCAATCACGCGCTGTTCAATGTTGCGGATTTCCTGCTGGTTTAATGTTGATTTTCCTAATGCTTGTGCTACCGCTTGAATACATTGCTGTTTCATTCATTATTCTCCAAACTGTAACGCGCAGCTAATTGCCGCTTGTGTTGCTGTATTGTCTAACTCGGCTTGTCTTGCTTCAGTTTCAAGTTCTGATACAAGTTGATGTAATGGGATTTCTGTTTCTACTTCCACGCCTTCCTCACTAATGCGCTTTACGGGAACCATTTGATTAGGGTTTTCGTTCAGCACATTCATAAAAGCTATATCATCGGGTGTGTCTCCAAATAACGAGCCTTGGCGCGGATCACCCATCGCATCAACTTCATCAATTTTATTTTTAATGTAATCATTAATAGCTTTAGAACTTCTATTGTTCTGGTCAAATACTTGTAAAAACTCTCTTGCACCTGGTGATAATCCATCGTCAATCAACTGGCCTTGGCTTAGATAATCATCAACACGTAAACCATTAGCTTTTAAATCGCTAAGCTTTTGTGCTGCCTGCGCCAAATCTTTTGCAATCGTGTTTGAATGCCTTCCGCCTTGGTTTACCAAACTTGCCAACTGTGACAAGCGAGGTGCAGAACGTAATAACGCATTTAAAATGGTTTTACCTTCATCCCCAATATTTTCTGATAGTCGAGCAACCAGATTAGAGTCACCATAAGCTTGACTGGTTAAAGCCGTTTCAATACGGTTTTTCCCTTCTTGAGATAATCTACCTTCAGGCGTAATTGCTGCACCACGTTCCGACTGTGGCAACTGGTCCATGAAAGCACGTACATAATCCATACTTCCATCGAGGTTGATATTGCCGTCAGAATTTAAGCGCAATAAGCCTGCATCTGGTAAACGGCTTACATCACTTTTTGCACGTTCTGAAGCGCTCATTTGCGCCACATCGCTTTCATTTGCAAGCCTTGCAAAGCTTGCACGATCTACATCACTTAGCCGTGTGCGAACCAATACTGGATTATTAATCCCTGAAATATCCCATTCTCGAGCATTCGCAAAATCATTCACAAAACGGCGGTATGCTTCTGCCTTGCCTTCCGAATATGCCCTGTTTAATGCAAGTGTGCGACCATTGCCAGACTCTACAACGTTGTCTAACCCAACAATAGGCGCACCATCAGATAGCTTATAAGACTCTCCTAATAACTCTGGTTTAATATCATTCGCCATATTCTCGACTTGCTGGCGTGATGCTTCGCGTGTGCGGTCACGTGGTTGTAATTCGGCTGGGTAGCGCGGATTAACCGCAAAAAGTGCATCATTAGATGCAATGAGGTCATTTAGGTCTTTAACTTCGTACGCAAAATCATAGCTTGTTCCGTCCATGCCAAAAGCTGTGCTTTGACCTTCACCGCCGTATTTTGAACTTACTGTATTCCATTTTCTGCGCCATTTATCCACGGCCTGCTCAACGGTCATCCCTGCCATACCATTATTGTTTACAATGTCAGCGGCATTCTTTGAATCGTACTGGCGAACAATGTCTATTAGCTTAGCTTTTGGATCAGCGCTTAAAACTTTAACTGCGCCAGCTGGCCCGAGTAAATGCCCAAGGTATTGTTCGTGTGCTACGGGTGCGCGGCCTAACTGTTGTGCAATGTAACTATTGGCTTGTTTTATGTGCTTTAAACCAATCCGAATTTGCTCATCAATATTGTTTCTATCTTTACCGCCTAAATTATTCCAAGTCTTATCTAAAACCTGAAAAAGACCGTGTGCGGTAGATGCGCGTTTACCATTCTTGCCAACTGGTGGTTGTGCTGAATGATTAAAATTACTCTCAAGCTGTGAAATTGTGAGTGCTACAACTGGGTCTACACCATCGGCTTGAGCTTTACGTGCAATTGATTTTGCATTGCTTGGCAAGGCTGACGTATCAAAATCAACTGTGCGTTGTCTTGGTGTGCCAGCTGGATTATTCGGCACATTTACAGGCTGGCCTGTTTGAACTTGCTGTGTTGCAATATCAAGATTCTGGATGTGTTGATTTTGTTGTATTGGATCTGCGGTATGAACTGGCGCTACTGAATCATCAAACTGAATCTCATTGCGAACTAAAGTTTCATTAATCACATCTGAACGCGCTTCAGGATCATTAGTTATTCTTTGCATTTCTGCATTAATATCTTCTGATAATTTGCTGTTACGGTATTGGATACCTCTTGCAGCACCAAACATAACCGAGTTAAGAATCAGGTCTGTTAAAACTGTTTCCTTAGTTACTTCGAATTGTTTAGCTTCTTTTTCATAGCCTGCATCTTTTAGCACTTCACCACTGGTAAATTGCATACCAGCAAGTAAGCCTGTTGCACCACCGATAGATAACACGCCATCTTTTACGATACCACCAGCACCTTTAAAGCCATAGCTTAAGGGTAATGCTGTAGCTGCTGCATCACCAACGGCATTAACACCAGCAACTTGCAATGCAGTGTAACTGTCCACCCCATCACGGCGCTGTTTGTTATATTGATAGTTACCAGTCGAACCGCCTGTGAGTGCAGCCGCACCACCAACACCGCCAACAATACCACCAGCCACACCGCGCCATAAGTAATCGCCAAGCGCTACGCCGATGTTACCCACAAGCCCTGTATTTTCTTTGTTTTCCAATGCTTCAATTGACTGAAACACAAGATCATCACGCTGTTTTACAGCCTTTTGTCTGTAGTCTGAAAACGATGGTAAATCATTGCCTTGCGCGTAATCTACTGCATAGCTAACTGCATCCCCTGCAAAGTCCAACGGCTTGGCAAGAGTATCCGCAACCTTGATAAATCCAACACCAGCACCACGTATAGGCGAATCAGCCGCGCCAGCAAATAAACCAACTTCTTTTTGCTGCGGTGTAGGCTTGCCTGTGATGCCCTTACTTCGCAGCTCTTCAACTGATTGCTGCTCATCATCCGAAAAAGTATCTAACCAGCTCATTACTTGGTTACCCCTGCAAAGTTGATGCGCCATACAGCGTTATTTAAGATCAGTGGTTTTTCTCTAAAATCGACAAGGTCATATTGAATCTCGCCAGTCTGTTTGTTTGGTTCCTTAGTTTGCTTCAACCGTAATTGCTTGAGATCTGAAACCTTTAACCCGGTTTGCTGTGCTATTGTTGCATAGCCTTTTTCCAGCCGAGCCTCAAAAGCTTGGTCTGTCATCCCGTATGGCTTGGTAACTTTCCATGATTGATATTTACCACCCATATAGTTTTTAAAATTGTCATCTTGGTTGTAGATACCGCCAGTTGTAAATCCAAGGGCAAACTTTGTGATTTCACTGTTCGGAATATCATCAGCTTTTGCATGTGATGCACCGCGAGCAAACATGGTATCCGCATAAACAGCTTTAAACACTTCATAAGCATCATTGGCGGATGTGCCTGTGATTGTCTGCCCTACATAATCATTAAATGCTGCTCTTAAATCAGCCTCTTTAGGCATTGTGAATTGCTTGTTTTTAAGTAGCTGTGTGCCTGAAATAATTGATGTAGCAAGCTCACGCCCTTCTGTTGAACGGAAATTATTTAACCTCGCTGTGCCTGCTTTTACATAATTTAATGAGCCACCACCGAGCTGCTTTAAAGTCTCTTGCCAGATTTGCTTGCCACCTGTGATGCCCTTGGCTTGTCCTAAAAGGTTGCTAATAAAATTAAGCTTCTGGTCTGCACTGGATTTATCAAAATCCTCAATTGCTTGTGGTAGTTGGTCAGTAGAAATTGGCTTAATAGCAATGTTTGCATCATCCTTTTTCATTGCTAGCTGATACGTGCCTACAGTCACCAAGTTTTTGGCTAATCCTTGTGGGTTCACCTTAATTAGACTTGTATTAATTTCAGGTAATTGAATGCCATTTTCAGCCAAAATTTGACTTGGGTTATCCTTGGCCAGTTTGATTTTTTCGTCATAAATGGATTGATAGACATTCAAGACTTTTTCTTCGCGCACTGGATCGGCTGTTGATGTGTTTTTTAATAATGCCTTTTGATCATTAAGCATTTTTAATTGCTCAGTTGTGCTTAGTTTTGAGAACTTTTGAAAGTTTCCTGAATGTCCAATATAAAAATCAAAATCAGCTTGGTTTGCTGTGCCATTAACCGCAGTACGAACATTATCTACAAAAGACGGATCAAGATTTCGACCAGTTAAAACCGCTTGCTTAAAGTCTGTAAATACTTTGTTTGACTCAGTGACGCGCTTGTTTTCCTCTATTTTCTGGCGGCTTTGCAAGGTGTGAATCTTGCTTGAGATTGAAGCTTTATAATCTTGTGCCTGTCCGCCGCTCAGATAACCATAAGCGCCTTTATCTAAGTCAGTCGTTATTGCATTTAAATCGTCAATATTGCTTGAATTTATTGCTGAAGTAATCTGGCCCTCAATATCAATTTTATTTGATTCAGTGCGTAGCTTTTGCATGTACTGTGACTTGTCAGCCTCAGAAATGGGTGCGTTATCCAAATAGGTTTTAAAGTAAGCCTCTCGCTCTTGGGTGGGCAAGCGTGTAGAAATACTAAAAGCACGATCAATCAGTTCAACACCTTTTTGCTCATCAGCCTTTAACTGTAGTGGAAAGAACGAACCACGCTGATTATTTACCGATTGCGCCCAATAGTTTTTTAATTGTGGTTTAGCATGGTTTGGCAATCCTTCCTCAAGCTGAGAGTAGCGATCATTTGACCACGTTGTTAAATCCTGATTGGCTTGATCAGCTGATAATGTGCCATTACCGACTTGATTTTTCAGCTCTGTAACCTTCTTGCTAAAGTCGGTTGTCAGCACATCATCAAGCTGAAGTTTTGCGTTATTTTCTTCTTGAGCATTATTTTTTTGTTGTAAGCCCATGAATGCAGAAAATACACTCATTGCGGTATTGGCGTTATCATTACGATAGCCTGCTGGACTTGCTACATCACCAACCTTTTGCACATTGCCAGTTGCTACACCTTGGCTAACAGGAATTTTCATTATTTCCATCCCTTTTTAACAATGCCTTTTAACGGGCCAAAAATATCAAAAGTGCGGTCTACAGAATCATTTGCCTCTGCTCTCATCTGACTGGCTTGATAATCAGCTTGTGCTTTAGCTAAATAAGCGTTTGCGGCACTATCGCCAATTATTTGATCCTGAATAGTTGCTGCGCTTCCTACATCAACATTTAGGCCATTTTCTGCAGCTGCTGCTCTTGCACTGCTTTTAAGTTGCTGACCTTGTTTTAAGATTTCTTTAGAATTTACACGCCCTTGTGATTCAGTTGTAAATGCTTGATTTTGCAAAGTTGTAGCATTATTCAAAGTATTATTTATATTTTCTACTTTGCTCATTGCTGCTTGAATTAAAGGAATCCACCACATTTTTAGAACTCCATAGCAAAGCAAAAGCCGGTGCGATTAAACCCTTGGCTTTCGTAGAGTTTAGAAACTTTATTTGAGCTTATTCCTGTTGTAGTACCGGCATGAATTGCATCAACTGATTGATCATTAGCCCAAATGACAAATTCTTTTATCAGTTCACTGCCAGCGCTTGAGTTACGATATTTAGGCAGGACGTAGAGGCAAAGCTCATAAGCGACCTTCTTTCCGCTGAACCATTCAACCCCAAGTGTTGAAATCATTGTCCCGATAGGCTTTAAATAATCATCTTCAGCAATAAATACTGATCGATTACCAATGATTAATTCGCCCAAAAAAGAGCGTGTTGATGTGCTATCGAATTGATTAAAATTAGGGGCTTCTTTGACAATGCGCTCGCCAAAATCAACAAGCGCATCAAGGTCATTTAACGTTGCTTTTCTGACAAGCATATCTATTTCTCATTGATTGAAATCCGTGATGAAATAGCTTGCACATAGAACGGTAATGGTTTGTCGTGTGTTATTTTAATTGTGAAGTTATAAACATCTTCCCAGCCTTTTAGCGTAATTTCTGCAAAGCCCGTGAATGGCCTATTTTGAAAAGCTGATTGATCAAAGTTTTTGTATTGCAATGCCTCTGCCGGATGATCGCAATTAGTCACAAAGCCGCCCAAACTTTTATATAAAAATACATAAACACTATTCACCTGAAGCTTGTCATGTAAAACGTTGGCTGGCGCTTGTGCTAAATTTGGGGGAAATAATTCTGCACGACTCTCAAACTGGTTTCCTAACTGCACTAGTTGATTTAGTCTTGTATTTAATTTAACTATATTCCCGTTTACTGTGACCTCAGTATAAAAATATCCATCTTCATTTCTAAAGCTTGCCACAGGTACAGATAATAAGACTATGTTATTCACTTCTGCGGTATTGCCTGAGAATATTTGCTCTATTTCACAATCAACCAACGCATCTTCGGAATGCTCTTCAAGAGCAATAAAACCATTTCGATCAACAAGCATAAAGCACTGATCATCACCTAAATTTGTCGGTATTGAGCAAACAGAAATTACTCGACCTCCATAATCGTGATGGGACCATGCAGCCATTGATTGAGCCTTGTTATACGTTAATGCCGCAACTGTGCCATTATTTAAGACACACCACACAATAGAATCAGGGGTTTGTTGATAAGTGATTTCAGCAAAACCGCCATGGTCTTTTGCAATGTGAGGGGCAATGGCCGTTAGATCATCTGAAACCAATCCATCTGTGGTGTAGTCATAAGACATGGCCCTTAAACGATTTCCACCGCGCTGGACGTACAAAACCTCATTACCTACACGACAAGGCCGTACATCTGGGTGACAGCCATAAGCCGTCTGTTCGTCAATTTGCGCTGTACTTGGAGTAAATGCACCTGTTGACGTAACAAGGAACTCTGCGCCACCAGTAAGAACCGCAACACCACCACGCTGAACAAGGAATAAAATGTTATCTGACTGTGCTGAAGATGAAGCCATGCTAACCGCATCAGCATCATCTGAAGTTGTGAGAAAATTCCCATCATCTGCGATAGCTGAGAACCACATTAAGTTTGGTGATGTATCTGTATTGGCGAACACTAAACGCTGTTTAAAAAATGTGACTGTGCGCGGATAACCCTTTTCGTCAGAAAATGCACCGGCTGAGATGTGCCAAGACTTTGCGATAGCTTGGATTGCACTTGTAAGCTTTACCATTACAATGCCACGGGCCACAGATGCACTATCAATCGACTCGATTTGAACCTGTCCGCCGTTGATTGAAACAATGGAATCAATATCTCCAGCTGTGAAAATATTTGCTGCTGATCCTGTAACCTCCTCCCAAAATGTAGAACCAGCTTCATCAGGCTGATTACCCTTAGTCTCCGTAAGGGCCTTATACGTCTTGCTATTAAAGATCACTCGGTCATTCGTTACATAGGTTGTCTCTGCTTCCCATGTCGGGTATGACGCTGCTGTGAGCGTTACGGTTGCCCCTACATCCACACCAGAAGGTGTTAGCGCAACGTTAGGATATCGCCCCTCGTCATCAAGTGGCGCGATATTGAAAACAAACTTAGTGAACTGCCAAGATGTAAAAATTTTGGAGGTTACGAGCCGATAAACAGGTGTATCACCTTGCACAAAGAACATGCGGTACCGGGTGTGCGCTACTTGCACTTCTTTAACTTTATCGGTTGTGTTGTACGGCGTATCAAATTCGGCCTCTATTCGATGGACTCTCGGATTGTAAATCCACATTTTCCCGATGCCCATCAATATTAAGAATGGGTTTTTAGATTTTGGGATAAATGGAATTAGCCGAATTGCTTGTGTGATAGTTCGAAACTTTGTACCGGGTCTTTTTTTAAATCCTCCCTCAATCAATGGAACGACATTGAACAATTCTTTAGCGCCATTACTGTATTGTTGAATGTCTGTGCGTGTTGAAAGCAAAGGACTAAGCTCGCCAGCACTGAAGTTATTTTTTAAAGTAAATTGTTTCATTAGTAGCGCGCCCCCAATAAAACAGAATCTTCAATTTGCATTGATTCACTTTGGGTCTCTTGCGCACTGATGCGCCGTGCCTCTTCTAAGCGTCTGGTTAAGAGTGAAAGTGCTGTCTGCCCTGCTGCGTCACTTCCAGTAATAGGCTTGCATAGGCGTGATGCGAGTTGCAATTCCATGCATTCAACAAGCATAGAATCCCATGTGTCCTCGTTGTTATTGTCGAAGATATAAATCAAGTTGATCACATCGGCATCGGCTAGAATTGCTCGTCCTTCAACTTCGAAGCGCTGACACCCTGCATCAAACAAGCGTATAAAGTCGCTAGGCAATGGGAATGCATGTCTATAGCCGAATGTAGGATGTGTGCTTAACGGCGCTAATCGAGTGCGTTTCTTTGCGCATGACCACGGATATTGACGCAACAAGGCTTTGCGCTGTGATTCGTAAAAGCTGCGGCAATATTCAGCCTCTTTTGTTCCATCTTCAAATGATTGAATAGATCGGGCGCCAATCATTCCAAGTGCTGCATTGCAGATACTAATTTTTGTAACGTTCATAAAAAAACCTCAACCAATTTTCGCTATCGTGGTTGAGGTTTGGTGTTGCTTGGTTGGGTATTAAGAGTTGATCACACCCCATAATTTCGTGTCATATAGAATACGCTCACCAAGAACATTCGAATATTGTGTCATTAGCTTAGACTGCTGTTCCAGCAAGTAAGCTTGATTATCATCGACTAATGGGGAATTATCAGCGCCCAAATTAGATAGGAAACTATTTAAACCAGTGAGCTTATTGTCCAGTTCTGCTTTTTCCAACCCCATTCGTTCAATGTGGTTTTTTGGCTTAAATGAATCTTGATAAATTTTTTCTTTTAACAGATAACCTTCAAGCTCCCAAATTTTTTGACGAGCATCTTCAAATGAAAGTTTTTGTCCAAATTCCTCATCAAAGTTTTCAGGACTAACACTTGCATGATTAAGTCCAGTAATTTTAAAACCATTTTCCAAGACTAAAATACAAACCGTAATCATGTTTGGTAGTAAGTGAAATTCTTTGGTTTTGATTTTTGAATCAATGTGATCAGGCGTTAAACGTGGTGCAGTAAGGCCTTTAGACTGAATTTCTTGCTCAATTTGTTGTTCGGAATTACTCATGTTCTTTTCCTATATTTATGGAATAAAAAAACCTCACACCATGACGATGTGAGGTGAGGTAGTTAAACGATAAAGTCGATGCCGACTACTTTCTTCTCGTTGGCACGACCAGCACCATAAGAAGCGATACCGCCAATTTGCTTGACGTTCTTTTTGTCTGGACGAATAGCAATATCAAAGTTGCTGATTGGCACACGGGCAAAATGGACAGCCTTTTGAGCAAATGCGAATGTGGTCTGTGTTGTTACCGCAGGCGAACCAGCTGTCACAGACTTAAGGTCCTCATATGGAAGCCATAAGAAGCCAGCCCATTTTTTGGCTACATCACCATCCTGAATCGCTTGAATGGTGTCTTTATCCCATTTAGTAAGCTCATCATCAGTTAGGATTTGTTCCAAAATTTCGGCGTTATACATCATGTATAAAATGTCAGAATCTGCATGATTCGCACGGAACAATTTACGTGCTCGTACAATTTTTGCCTTATTCATTGGTGCAGCTGAAGCACCAATTAACTGTGCTGCTGGTAAAGGTGTTGGTGTGTAAGTTTCACCATCTACATTTTTGCGGTTAATTGATGCACCAAAAGCATTATAAATTGTGCGGTCACGTTGACGCATTTCAGCCGCTAAACATGCCTGCATATATTCGCTTGTTGGATTTGCTGCAAGCTTTGGTTCGTCTCGTGGTTCAATTGGAACGAACAAATCGTAATCCGCCATAAGCGCCAATCGAGTGCCTGATTCTGGAACTGACCATTCTGTATCACCAAAACGGTCACCAGATGGCTTCATTTCTACAGTACCGAGATCATTGATAGTAAAAGATGATCCTTGAACTGGCCCACGATCATGTACACCAACCTGTAAAACAGATTTCTTTTGTTGACATTGAACTTCGAACGCATCATGAAACTCGCGCTTAAACGCCGCCGTGATCATTCCACCGTTTGTCGCCATATCTTGAGGCATGTTTTATTCCCCTTATTCCTGATATTTTTTCGCGTAAAAATTGCTGACTTTTGAAGCGACAGTTTTGTGATCTGGATGATCTGGATTGCTGTACGCTTCGCTTGCCATCAATTGTTCGATGGACTCACCACTGTTTGGTTGTGTGTTTGATGATGGCGGCGCATCTTCGTGAAGTTGAGCGCCAAAGAATGCAGCCAATTTAATAAACTGCTCGTTTGAACCTATGCGCGGATCATCTAATTGTTCTTGTGTGATTCCTGCCGCCAATGCTGCTTTTTTTGCATGGCCAACATTTTCAGCAAACTTGTCACCCCATTCTTTTTGCAGATTTCCAGTGGTTTCTGCTGAATGGGTTTCAAAAAGCTTTTCTACTTGATCTCCAATCTTGTCCATTTGAGTACCAATCAAAAACTCCATTTGTTTCGGATTAATGCCCAGCTCATGCGCTGCTTTTAAAAAATCCCCACTTTCAGCTTTGAAATTTTCAAAATCAAAGCCTTCACGCTCAATTTTGTAATCATCGACATTGAACGGCGTTGGTGTGGCTGGTGGTTGATCGGCTGGCGGTGTGGCTGGTGGTTGATCGGCTGGCGGTGTGGCTGGTGGCACATCGTTACCGCCGCCCAATGTTGTGTTGTCAACTGGTGGAGTAGTTGGCGGTGTATCTGATGCTGGTGGTGTTGGGGTATCTTGTTCGATTGACATAAAAAAGCCTCCTAAGGTTTGGAGGCTAGTTTCGTGCGCTGCTTATTATGGTTCGTCGTGTGTTTCTGGTTCTAAAGCTCTGGATAGCTGCATACAGATAAAATCAGGCACCGACTTACGACCAGCTCTAAAGCACTGTTCTCGGTCTGCTTCTGTGCCACCTTTTACGTATGTTCCGCCACCAAAACGCTCTACAAGATCATTTAAAACACTTCGCCCAATGTGCGAGGCTTCAAACAATGCATGGTAATCCAGCGGTGTAGGCTTGCTTTTTAGGCGCTTGGAAATGCGAAATACGCCCATTTCCGCTTCATTATCTGGACTATTTGATTGCGATTGACGTAATGACCAGTTTTCAGATTTTAAGATTTCATTTAAATCATGTTGCTGACCAAGCTTTGTATATGTGCGCCACCAGCCGCAGGACATTGCAATTATTACAGCAATCAAAATTGGTGCTAAATAAATCATGATGGTCGTTGCTCCTCTGTCATGGATTGACCTACTCCCTTGGCAACCTCTTTACCCAAGTTGTCTGTAAAACTGGCCTCTTGTGCCTGTGCCATTTGTGCTTGTTGTGCCTGCGCTTTGGCGGTTCGGACAGCCTCAATTTGTTTTTTGGTTCGCAATACTTCAGCCGGTACACCTAAGCTAGAGGCCGTTACTTGTGCAATTGCATCTGGATCAATGTTGTCTAGCATTTCTGGATATGTTTGCGCGTATGTTTGTAATGCTGTCATCAAACGCTCAATAGCACTTACATCTTCCAATTGCTGTGAGCGCGCCAACGGCGAAACAAACTTAAATGAAAGATTGCTGCCTTGTAGCTCCTCTGGCGGCTCCCCAAGTACACCAGCACGATAGGCAAGACCAAAACAGCGCTCAAGCAACGGGATTAAAAACTCTGCTTGCCAGCGACCATATAATGGCCCCAACTGCTGACGGATTAAATCAACACGGACATGTACCTCGGTTGCTGTCATTGCTGGGCCATCGGCTGGCTGTAGTTGATCAGCCATTAATGCTTTACGAATATTGGCTTGCAGATAAGTAACCATATATTCAGCTACTTGGAAGTTTGTTCCATCATCCAAACGCTTAATATCTTCCACATTATCAACTGCAATGATCTTGCGCGGCCCTAGTCGAAGGGTTCGCACATTCATCACACCACCATCTTTAGCCGCCCACATACCACCTATCGCCAGCTCACCAGACTGGATAACCAATTCTTGTAATTTATTGAGCTGCTTGGCATCAGGTAAAGCAATAGACATTTGACCATTGCCATATACTGAATTTGGAATTTTCCTATAGCGCGGACACGCACAAGGGAACTCGTTATAACCAGAATTACGCACAATCTTTTTAGACTGTGTTTCGATATGAACCGACTCAAAAGGCATTTGTTTTGGGTGTAGTGGTCGATTGTCTTTAGGTTCTTTATAACCTTCACGCGGCTGAATCACCCAAAGGATTGTAAACTTTCGATCTGGCTCATCTTGTGAAGCTCTTAGAACTTCAGCGCTAACATCATTCTCGCCGTATTCAGCAACGATTGCCGCAGCGCTCAATTCATATTCTCGATAGATCGTATCTACAATTTGATCTTGTCGTGTCGAAGCGATATAGCATTCACCAATGGGCCAAGATTGAAATGTAAAGCCGCCACCCTCTTTTCTATCAATGTCGGTGTATAGCACAGCCCAGCCAGCAACAACGCCGTCTAGCACACTATCATGCGCCTCGTTGTCGAAGTTTGAACCGTGAATATTACGCCAGATAAATTTACAAGCTTGATCAAGCCACTTCTCACCCTCTGTTATTTCTGACATATCATCTATGCCATCTGGTACGGCGCGAAACCATAATGAGTTTGCAGGCGTAGTACCTGAAATAAGTGAGGCTACAAGCTGCTGAATAGACCAACTCGCCGTAGAATCTAACAAAGCGGCTCGTTCAGTCCTGCGTGTGCTGTCCACTGTCTCGCCGCTAAATGATTGTTGACGCTCTGGTGCGCCAAATTTATAGCACTCACGCCAATGGGGTTCATGCACAGCTCGACAAGATTTAAGTTGACCAAGCCGCTTAACCAATTGTGCCGCTTTATCCACGTTAACCCCCTAAAGTTGTTTTGTTTTGACTTGGGGTGTTTTCTTGGCTTGAAAGCACAGTCATTGCTTTGCGCTTGTTACGTGCCGCTATAGACTCATTACTTGCCTTTGTATTTGCTGCCGCTGCTTCAGCTGCCGCTGCTTCTGCATCAAATGGCTTTGTAGTGTCTTGCCCTTTCCCTGCCATGCCCATGAATTGACTTATCGGGCCAAAGGCTATGTCTTTAATAAACTTTCCTCCGCACATGATTTATTCCTCCACCCATACGTGGCCTTTACCTTCCATGAATTTAAAGCGACCTTTTTTTGGCTTGGCTTTAACTGGTGTACTAAGTGAACCAGTTGCAAGTAACTCTTCAATGCGGTGAAGTGATTCAAGAATTGCCAAAGGAATTGAAGCTGGATCGAGGGTCACACCATCCCGTTGCGGCTCATCAACTTGTTGAGCTTGTTCGGCTGCTAATGGTTGCTCGACAACTTCGCTTTGTTGTGATTCAGGTGATGCATCAACATCCACAACAACTTCTGGTGTTTCTGCTTCTGGTTGAACTTGTTCGGCTGGCTTGCCGGGTGTTTGTACTTGACGACGTGTATTAGACATTAAAAAGCCCTCACTGGTTTGTAAGGGCTAGTTTGTGATTCTGGTTGTTATGTTTGGTTGTGTGATTACTTGATGGGCTGAATGTCTAAATCATACTTATCGACTTTCTGCCAATGAGGGTAAAAAGCTGATTGAGCAAATCGCTCTTCACCTTTGTCTAAAATCCAAAATAAAACGCCTCCTATAAACGCATAGCCTGTAGCGTCTTCTGGTGCCTGTTTTCTTTGAGCCTCTTTGAATGTGGTCATTGGTCACCGTACTCCTGATAAGCCCTTAACATTGCCTTGTAGCATTCACGACGCTTCTGATTTGTTCCTGAGTGAACATCCGAGCCTTTGACAGGATTCATTGCAACATGACCAGCGTTTAGCATTCTTTGAGTTGGTTCTTTTGGCACAATCACATAATTGCCGCTATTAAGTTTTTGCAGAGCTTCCATATCCTTTTGCATTTGGTCAGAAACTCGATCTTTCATCATCTGTTTTGCAAAGGCTTTTTCAAACTCACTTTGCGAAATACCTTTAATCATTTCATTATCAAAATTCATTATTTTCACCCTTGAGCGCTTGCTCTAACTCTCTTAAAACGCACTCTGTTTCAGTAGATTCAACACAATTTAATGCCCGTCTTATTTCATCAAGCGAGGAGTCTATTCGGTATTGCAGCTCATACACCTCGGTCTGGCGGTGTTGGTAAATCGCCCAAGCGCCACGCAAGTAAGATAGTGCTGTGCCTTTTGTGCCTGTGTAATTACCTTCATCTTCATTGAATTGAAAGTTACCAATTTTGAATATGTTTGCTATTTCTTCTAGCTTCTCAAAATCACTTCTCATCACTTCACCTTTCATATTTCTTGCAATTTGGAGATGTGTCTCAGTCTCTTAATTCTTCTAAGTCAATGCGGTGGCCTGCTGCGATTTCTTGTGGTGTGGCATAGCCAAGAACCTCTGATAAAATTGGATTAACACTCTCAACCACATCAACACATGAACCATCTAACGAAACGAACTCAATTGTCATTAAATCCTTTGGCATTGATTCATATTTGAAAATAACCTTATCCCCGACCTTAAACATGCTCACCTCCATAGATTGCCTCGTAGTCTGCGATGGCTTGTTCTAAGCGCTCAGCTTCAATGTAATTTGACCTTGCTTTAGAGAGAGATACGTGTGTACGCGCCCAAAGCAACCCACCTTGATCATTAACAAGATCAACGCTCTCAACTAGGCGCTGAATATCTGGAATCGACACTGCATTGTATGAAGGTATTTGTTTCGATAGCTCTAATGTCTTTGCATTTACCCAGAAACCGCCATAGGCATTAGCTTCTTCGATGCAATCCCGCGCCTTCTCAACACCGTGGTCTTTTATGAATTGGATCGCGTTCATTGGCTTTGCTCCTCAATCTTTTTAATTCTGTCTTTTAATCCGCGCTCTTGGTTTTTAATCCAATCGTCAATTTCTACTAAGTGTTTTTTATGAGATTTAATAGCCATCTCTCTCATCTGTAGAGTTGTTCTTAGTTGTGTTGATTCACTGTCAAGGCCAAGATCAAAACCGTGTCTGTAAAGAGCTGTTAACTCTGTATCTCTTTTCATCGCCCTTCTCCGTCATGCTTGGTCATGTTTGCGCGTCTATTGCGGCCTTTCTCAGCTAAACCAAGATAAAGACCATGCGCCTTTGTTGTTTGTGCAGTTACAATGCCTGCGCCGTATTCAGCGTTTAATCGCAAAATATCTTCATAAGACATTTCAGCTTCAAGTTGCTCTGTCACATCGTCCAGAATTGAATCGAAAATCGAAGTGCTAAATTCACGTTCTGCAAGTGTCTTATTCGCCGTGTTGCGCTCATGGATAGCTTTAACGTCATAGCGGTAAGTGAGATGCTCACCAATACGTGGGACACGCTCTAAACCTGTTTGATCACGCCAAAGTGAAATTAAATGTTCTCCGTTTTCAAAGAATGGACGTGTGCCAGTGGCCCATGCTGAAACCGTAGAAGCACACTTGAGGTCAAGAACGTGAGCAATGCGTAAATGCGACCATTTCAAGTTGCGTAAATCTAAAATCATTCGCGGAAAGTCTGGCTTTTTGTAATTCATTTTTTCTTTAAGAAAATCCTTAGCTTGCGTTCTAGCTTCGACAAAACACGTGCGCGCGCGCGAAGAGTTCGAAAAAACTAAATAATCTATATGCATATTCACCCTCTCATACCTCACTCACGGTTAGTTTTAATAATCCGCCTTTGACGATTTCACCGCGTTTCACAACGAGTACATCGAACTGCTCGTCATCCACGCAAAAATCACACTTCACTAGACTGTCGATAGTTGCCTTCAGGTAGTTGTCTATGTCACGGCGTTGTTTGTTTTGAAAATGGAAAGTAACCTCAAGTTTTAATCTTGCTGTTGTTTGAAGTGCTGGAACGACCACACGAACAAGATCATGAAAATCACGTGCTTTGTTCGATAAGCGACAAGCTCGTCCTGATCTTTCCCAGTAGTGATTTACTGACGGCGGTATCATTCCGATTTCACAATTTAAAAGTTGTTTTAAATCACTTTCGTAAAACACTCTTATTTCGCCCGTATGCGCCGTATTTAATATTTCAGCTACATCGGTATAGTTTTTCTCTTTTCGTTTCGTCACGGCTGTTTTATCTCGGTTCTCGCGGTTGTTTTGATGGTGTTTAAGCTGTTGTTCTGTCCATCTCATATTTTTATGCTCCTAACTCGTGTAGTTTTTTCAAAAAGTTTTGATCTGCTTTGCCAACGTAGGGAAACCATTTGTTAAATGGCTTGTTGTAGTGAAACCATGTGCCGTTGTGTTTCATCCAAAACGTACCGTCTTGCTCTGCGTGTGTTGCGCCCTGTGGTCTCATGCCATGCTCTCCAAGTTGCCAACGAATCCAACATCACGAAGGTATGAAGCCCAGTGTTTTAGGCTTTCTGGATCACGAAGTTTTGTAGCGATACGGGATTCAAAGCTTTTCTGTGATTCACCTGTGTTGGCGTAAGTGCAAGCAAAGTCGCTCAATGAGCAAAGTTTTTTGCTAAACATGTCGATTTGAGAATCACTAAGATTTTTTGCAGGTGTTCTGGTTCTGCGGTTTTGGCTTTTCGCCTTAGGCTTGTTGGAAAGATTTTGAATTCGGTAAATCCAGTAATTCATCCAGCCTTGCGCCGTTGTCGGTTCGCGTCCTGTTGACCACTGAGCGAAGTTTTTTAATTCTTCGATAATCGATTCATTGGTTAGTTCTGGTTTTTGGGTTTTAGCCTGTTCCGAGAAATCCGATTTGATCATGTACACGTTTGCCAGTTCTCGAAGCGAGTAACGTGTGTTGTCGTTTTGCTGGTACTGAACCGAGCTGCTAAACATTTCCGATTCTGAGTTATCCACAGCAGATTTATTTTTTTTAATATCTATAAAATTCTTATTATCTATTGTGAGTGTACTAACTACACTAGTTTCGGTTTCCTTAGTACACTGGTTTTGGTTTCCTTTGTGAACTAGTTTACTTAGTACACTAGTTTTATTAGTAAACCGATCTATTAAAGAAATCTCATTTAAACGATAAGATTTCATGCCCTGTTTTCCGCTGGATATCGTGGTGATAACACCTAAATTTAGAAGCTCTTTTAGGGCTACAGAAACAGTTCTGCGACTCATTACGCGCGAACCTTTCAACTCACCTCCTTGCAATTGTGTGTAGCTCACAAAATCAGATTCTTTGTTATGACCGTTAATTCGATTTTCTAATTCTGCATAAACATTACGTGCAGCATCGCTCAAGAACGGCCACACCTCCTTTCTGTACAATCGGCTAGACATTACATAGCCACTATCAAACTTTTCGCTATACATGCTCTTTCCAGCCTCTTGTGTGGGCTGCGGATCAGTTTGTTTCGGAAACTGGATTACTTTTGCTGCATTCATTTCTTCACAGCCTCCGCAATACGTGTTAAATTCTTCATCTCAAAATCTCGTTTACATATCTGTGTGAACGGCAAGAAGGTCTATCTGTTCCAGCAGATGGACTTTTTTTGTGCCTGTTGTTTTTCTTGGGGTGACGTCTCTCATTGGCTGGGGTGATGCCAACTCAAACGAATCTCTTGTATCTGTGGTAAGAGCGAATGCGTTTTGGAGAGAATTAATCATCTCCTCAACTTCTCGGATTTCTCTCATGCAACAAAAGCGAACCAATTCAGAAAGACTTAAATTGCGTGATAGCGCTATGGCTTCCAGCTTCCGCTTTTCTTCATCTGGACATTTATGCGTAATGCTTGCGATTAGTTTTTCAGACATATGTGCCACCATCACACACGCAATTCAGGCCAAATTTCCCGATATGAATCTGGGAAAAGGTCTTTTCTTGTGCATATCCCCCTGTCTTCAGCAATCACGGCTAAACGAATCTTTCTGTAAATTGGTATTGCCTTCCAGCCACTCACGGAAGGAGGTTCAATTCCGAGAAGCTTGGCAACAGCACCAGTTCCGCCCAGCAAATTAATAAGCTGATCATCAGTCATTTTTTAAAGTCCTCCTTATAATCCACCCAATTATTAGGCATTCCTTATTTTTAATCAATAGGAATACCTAATTTTATTTATGTTAGGATTTCCTAATGAAAACACTTGCAGAAAGACTTAAATACGCAATGGAGATAATCCCACCTAAAAAGGTGAAAGGCGTAGAACTTGCCCGTGCCGTTGGAGTTAAACCCCCATCGGTAAGCGACTGGCTATCTGGAAAATCTAAAACAATGGAAGGGCCAAACCTAATTAGGGCAGCTAAGTTCCTGAAGGTGAATTCTACTTGGTTAGGAACAGGCGCAGGCTCTCCTACTGATTTAGAAAAAGAAACTGAATTCAAAAATGCAGAATTCATGCACTTGGAATTAAGGAAGATACCTATATTTGATCATGTACAAGCAGGGTTGTTTAACAATATTAATTATGACGGTTTAATCCCCCTGAGTTATTCATATACAGACTATATTGGGTCTGATCCGTTATTAATCTTCGGCTTAATTCTTGAGGGGTTGAGCATGTCACCAGACTTTTTGCCTGGTGATAAAATTATTGTTGATGGCGCTTTATCGCCTAAGCCAGGCAGCTTTGTTGTTGCTCAAAATGGCAATAATGAAGCCACATTCAAGAAGTATAGAGTCACAGGTTATGATGAACATGGCAGAGAGGAATTCGAGCTGGTGCCTTTAAATCCTGATTTCCCTGTTATTTCATCAAAGGACCATATGATAACAATAATTGGTGTAATGGTTCGCCACATGAGAGACTATAAATACTGAGGAAATTATGAAAAAAATATGGAGTTATAGTGCCTCCACCCCCACCCAAAGATTAGGTATCATTCTTCTGACACTTGGGGTTGTTATTTATGTTTTATGGGGGATTGTAAGAGGCCATGAATTCATTGAGTATTTTGACCCTTACTACTTCCCTGATACCAGAAACCCTGTTTTTTATTTATCTCTATACTTAATTCCTTTCGGGGCTTTACTTTCATTTGGTTATCCGATTTTAACTAATATTAAATACTGGATTATAAATGGAAAGTTAAAGCCAAGAGATCCCAAGAACATAAATAAAAAACAGGTATTGCACTTTAAGGACGATCTATCAGCTTTTAAGTTTGCTGTAGATTTATACACTCCATCACTACAAAAGAACGAGTTGAGTTTTGGCATAATTCAAGAAAAAGTAGCCTTAAAGGATGGAACAATTCAATTTGTAGTACAACTTGCTGATAAAAGAAAAACAACTCTCGTTAGTGGGTTTAATGATAAACATGCTGAAACGATTCATAAAGGAAACCTAATATACTGGGGATGCATCGAAGGAACAATTCCTGAACCACCGATGAATCTTGAGGGGTTAGGCCACATCGTTGCCACACTCAACCCTGAATTTGATGTAAATACAAGTAAATGGTCTATAAGAAAAGACCTTACAAAATAAGAAGACCTAATTATTAACCTACCTTAGTGTAGGTTTTTTTACGCATGAGATAAAAATATTAGGAATACCTATTGATTATTTTATTAGGTATGCCTAATATTACCTCGTAAACAAAAAAAGCACACCGACTCTCTTAACTTCCGATGTGCTTCTATACAACGAGGCAATTATGAAACAGAAAACTATTCAGAGTCAAACGACTCGCCCATGTTGCACCCAGCCTACTGCAAAGGATATGCAAATTCCGTTGTGGGAGCACTTTGTAGCTAACCTCATCGACACCTTAAAACTAGGCGCATTCCTTGGCACAGGTCTAGTGCTTTGGTATCTCTTCACTTTCTTTATTCACAGCATTTTCTGGGGGAATTAATCATGGGTACTAGACATTTAATCTGTGTTGTTGTGAACAAAGACTATAAAGTTGCTCAATATGGGCAATGGGACGGCTACCCATCTGGTCAAGGTAGTGGAATTCTAGATTTTTTGAAGTCAGATTTTGATAAAGAATTGTTTTTATCAAAGTTAAGTCAAACATTTGAAGCTACTAACGATCAGATCACCCAGTGGTATAAAGATGCAGGTAACACACGCACAGATGGCATGGTTGATTATGATATTTCTAAAAAATTCTCAAGCATGTTCCCCTCTCTTTCTCGTGACACTGGCAGTGATATTTTAAAGATCATTCAAGATTCAGAACAACCTGTTCCATTACGCTTTGATAAGGGCTTCGCAGCAGATTCACTTTTTTGCGAATGGGCCTATGTAATTGATTTAGACAAGAACACTTTCGAGGTTTTTGAGGGATTTAATAAAGAACCATTAGATGAAAGCGAACGCTTTTACAGCCTTCCTGTTGAAGAGGGTAGTAAATATCAACCTGTAAAACATCTACATACTTTCCACCTTGATGCGCTCCCATCTAATGATGATTTTGTTCTTATTCTTGAGCCAGAGGAGAGCGAGTGATGAACACTTCTATTGCCATCGCCCAAGATAATCATTTAATTGCTGACATGAGCAATGATGAATATCACGCTCGTCCAGAGTATAGCTCAAGTCAGTTAAAAGACCTGTTGCGCAGTGCTGCACACTTCTACTCTTTCAATATTGCTAAAGAGCATGAGAAAGAATCAAAAAAACACTTGGATTTCGGAACATTGGCTCACGCCTTGTTCCTAGAACCTGAAGTGTTTACGGATGAATTTAGCGTATTGCCAGCTGATGCACCTAAGCCACCAACTGACGTTATGCGTAATGCTAAAAACCCGTCTGCAGATTCACTTGCTCGCATTGAATGGTGGGATGCATGGGAAGATCAAAACGGCAAGAAAATTACCATTACTGAAGAGCAATTGTCTGGTGCGAAACGCATTGTCCAAAGCCTTAAATGTCTGAGCATATATGGCGTTATGTTGAAACATGCTGGCATGGCTGAAGCAAGTATTTTCTTCACCGATCCAATCTATGACTTGCAGCTTCGCATTCGTCCTGATTATCACATTATCCCGTGTGATGCCTTTCCTAATGGCCTGATCATTGATGTTAAAACGGCGAATGATGCTCGCCCTATGGCGTTCTCTAAAGCTTGTGGCAACTTTGCCTATGACTTATCAGCTGTGATGTATCAAGAAGGCTTCCAGCAGTATTACCAGACCGAAAACAAGCCAGATTTTATCTATCTGGTTGCTGAGAATGATGCGCCTTTTGTTGCCAAGCAATACAAAGCCTCAGACCTATTTTTAAGTGTTGGTGAAGTGCGCTATCGCAAAGCTAAAGAGCTGCTCGCCGAATCAAAATTAATGAATCAATGGGAAGGGTATTCACTCGAATTAGAAGAAATATTCCTCCCTTCTTACATGACCAAACTCGCTTTACAAAACGATTTTAACTAATAGGAATTTTAATTATGAACGCACAACTTCAAACTACACATACAAACTCAGTTGGTTTTTTAAATGTTGAGTCTTTCGAATTTTCGCAACGTGTTGCGAATATGTTGTCAAACTCAACATTGGTTCCTGAAGACTATCGAGCTGTAAAAAAAGTTAAAGCTGGCAAGGATAATAACGGTGTCATGCAGTATCGTGATGAACCAAACCCTAACGGCTTATCAAACTGCATTATTGCGCTAAACATGGCAAATCGTATGGGTGCTGACACCCTAATGATTATGCAAAACCTGTATTTAATTGAAGGGCGTCCGTCTTGGTCATCTCAATTCATTTTAGGTTCAATCAATAGTAGTGGTCGTTTCTCCCCTCTTCGTTATGAAATCGAAAATCGTGGGGAAAAGGAGGTTTCATATCAGGAAACGATTTGGGCCAATGGTCGAAAAAGTACAGTGACAAAAACTATTAAAATTCACGATGTAAGCTGTGTTGCATGGGCCACTGAACAAGGTGTAACAGTTCCAAACTTCTCACTTGAGGATTTAAAAAAGTACGGCGGTGTATTTAAGTGCTGTAAAGCTTATGGAATCCCTGTGCTTGAGTCGTCAAAGATCAGTATCGAAATGGCAGTAAAAGAAGGATGGTATTCAAAGAACGGTAGCAAATGGCAAACCATGCCTGAGCAGATGCTGCGTTATCGCGCTGCTTCATTCTTTGGTCGTGTATATGCACCTGAAATTCTTATGGGCTTGCGTTCTGTTGAAGAAGAACAAGACATGATCGACGTGACACCAGAGCCAGAAGTTAAAAACACGGCTGGTCAAGTACGCGCACTCAAGCAAAAAATTCTTGCTGCTAAGACTACGAGCGACCTTTATGCTTTAGGAGGAGAATTAGCTGATTTAGATGATGCAGATAAATCTGAAATTCAAAAATTGTTTACTGCTCAGCTCGAAAAGTTATCAGTAGAAGTTGTGGTTGAGAATGTTGCAGATGCCGAAGTCTTGGAAAACGAAACATCAGCGCCAGTTGAAGAGCAAAAACAACCACAAGAGCTAGTAAATCGTCGCCAGCCTAAGGATGTGGAAAAGGTCTCATCAATGGCGATTCGTAAAGAATATCTGGTGCGAATGAATAAGGCTGAAACTTTGGACGAACTCACAAACATTCATGATGAGTTTCTGAAAAATGAAGGCTTAACAGGACAGCATGTGTCTTATTTAAAAGATACATACATGCAACTCAAAGAAAAATTGAAGCCTGCAGCTGAAGTACAAGAAACGAAAGTTGAGCCAGTTGACCCAATCAAAAGTAATTCTGTGAAATCTGGTCTGGAACGAATGATCGCAGAAGCTAAAGACATAATCTCTCTTGAAGCTGAAGTGGCACGAGCAATCAGCGGCAATGAATCAAAAATGACACTTGCACATCATCAAGCTGTATTAGTGACCTATGCACAGCGTAAAGAGATTTTGGCTCAGCAAGACATTTTCGATGATGCGCCCGTGAATCCAGTGGATGCAACAATCCAGAAAATCAAAGCGGCAAAGTCGCAAGATGAGATTAATACGATCTTTGCCGACCCAGCATTAGAAAAATTCTCAGATGACGACATGGCCCTTCTCAACCAAGCGGCTGACATGCGCGAAGCTGAACTCCAAGGTTAAGCAGATTATGCCCTGCTTAACTGTGGGGCAAGGCGGAGATGTGAAGATGGAAAGATTTGAGGAAGTATTTAAAGCGGCTATTCAATCAATGCATGAAGTTAATGTAAAGGCGTATGGTTCATTGATGGCGAATGTGATGTTGCCCGGATTGGAGGCATTAAAACCTGTATTTAAGGCTACATACGACCAAGGCGTTAAGGATGAGCAAGAAAAGCTTGAAGGCTGCGTGGTGGTGCCGGTTGAGCCGACAGATGAATGGATGGCTAATTACATCAACTCAGGTGTTGAAAATTACTGTGAACAGCTTGTTGGTCAAACGTTTGCAGTAACTGAACAAGAAAAACCTTCTATTAAAGAGGAATGGCGTGGGCCAGTTAGAAAGGCACATGCATTGGTCTTAAAAATTGTAGAAGCAGCAAGGGGCGGAAATTAAATGGCTAAACGTATGAAATTAACCCCACCTAACGGCTCTAAATTGATTCGTGATTGGAAGGGTAAACGAGTAACTAATATCCGAGACTTTAATAGTTATTCACAAAACATGCCAGCTCATTCAAAAGCCACCGTGACAGATGCTGGTAGTGGATGTGGTTTAACAATTACTTTTGATCAATGCCCGTGCTGCAATATTCAAGCAAAGTTCACTGGGGTGCATAGTAGCGATGTGCAGTTATTAGAAGAAGCAAAAGCGGATGCGGAGGGGTGAAGATGCAAACAAGCGAACAAGAACTTCTTCAGGAGATTTTATTAGAGTTGCGACAAGTAAAGCGCCAACTGGCTAAAGTCAATGAAGAACGTATTTGTATTGATGAATTTTGCCGCCGACTTAAATGGGGTCGAACAAAATTTTATGAAAAGATTGATCAGGGTGAAGTCGCCCCTCCCATTAAAGATGGACGACTAAGTTACTACCTAAATTCATATGTGAATGAGGTAGTCACAAGAGAATCAAAATCTGCTACATTAGCCGCTTAAGTAAAGCGGCTTTACTTTATTTATAACAGCCACTTTTCTTAAAGTGAGTAACAATGTGAGTAACACCACACAGCACTCAAACAAACATTTAATATAATCAATAGGTTGATTCTAAAATGCTTCTAATGATTGACAATTATGACTCATTTACTTACAACATCGTTCAATATTTTGGCGAGTTGAATCAAGAAGTAAAAGTTGTTCGTAATGATCAAGTGACATTAGAGGATATTGAGCGATGGCAGCCGAAATATCTGGTGATTGGCCCAGGTCCTTGCTCACCGAGTGAAGCGGGTATCTCTATTCCAGCCATCAATCACTTTGCTGGCAAAATTCCGTTACTGGGTGTCTGTTTAGGTCATCAAGCCATTGGACAGGCGTTTGGTGGCAATATCATTCGTGCTAAAACAGTCATGCATGGTCGCCTATCTGATATGCACCATAGTGACAAAGGAATTTTTAGCAATTTGCCTTCACCTTTTGCTGCAACACGTTATCATTCGTTGGTGATTGAGCAAGAAACGTTGCCAGAGTGCTTAGAAGTGACGTGTTGGACCAATCAAGCAGATGGCACGATTGAAGAAATCATGGGTGTCAAACATAAAACACTGCCTGTGGAAGGTGTGCAATTTCACCCTGAGTCTATTTTGAGTGAACACGGGCATCAAATTTTCAAAAACTTCTTGGATATTTATGCTTAA